CTCTCTTTCCCACCTACAAGGGATTTCGGTACCGTCTTGTTGGGTCGACTTATGTTTATATAAGTCTTCTTCAATCAAGATGGCACGCAACTCTTGCTCGGTGGTCCATCTGCCGGGTTCTGTTGCCGTGGCCTTTTCTAAAAGGCTGGCGATTCCTGCGAGGTTTGTTTTAAATGATTGACTGTTCAGTTTCTTTCTGATCTCTTGACGCGTTCTCCAAGACAAGTGCTTCGCATTCTTGGTTAGGAAAGTAAAGTAGCGTACAAGTCTCTTCGTATTGACAAATATCGATCCGGCCTTAGGGAGCCGAGAGGCGACCCTAAGGTTAGCCGAAGTCATATGAGAGCTTGACGCTTGACGCTCATGGAGAAGTATTCCACGCTTCTCGAGTGTCTGCTTTCCTGCTTTGAATCGAGCTTGACCCTTGTAGCGAAGTACCTTCTTGGGGAGTTGTAAGAACTCCTCATTAGTGCCTTCTGCCACTTGGGATTGTCGAAGAGAGCAACGTGCAGAGACAATAGCATCACTAACCTTGACAGCTCCTTTCTGGGGAGTGTTCTGGGTGACTGGTGCTAACTTGGTCGCTAGTCGGGACACAGCTTCGTGCTTTGGTGTCATCTTCGCATTCCCTCTGGTAAGTACCTGTTGTAATAGACAGAGTGCTTCCAGTTTGGACGGAAGGTGCCCATTGCCGCCAGCTGCGACTGGCCCACCAAGGTCTCTGTGGTTCGAGAGAACACGGTTAATTGTCATGCGAGTTGGTTTGAGAAGTGAACCCTTAAGGAGCTTAGTTAGCTCCTGCTTGGACTCTGCCAAGGGTCCTCTAGCGAGGGTGATCTCTGCCAATCTCGGCAATGCAATTGACCGGAAAGAACCTGGACCTGTTTTGCGCATTAGGAGTTCACAGAATACTCCGTTCGTACCATAGTAGGACTTTTCCTTGTTCATGACAAGGCCTAGTCGACGGATACTCTCATCGTAGATTTCTACTTGATGAGGTGTCCATGCTGCTATGAGGTCATCACCACAGATGGCGAACGAACTTGTATCACCAGCATTGTTTGCTGCCCAATGGTTCATGATGCAAAGAACTGTCCACGTCGTTCCTAGTCCCATGTGGGCCCCGGAGCGTGTAGGTTCTTTGCTACCATTTGGCAGTTGGACTTCCATCGGTCCTAGACAATTCATCAATGCTTGGTATGTGACTCCTTTTACATCTAGTGCTCGCGCAATTCCTCTGAGTACCGCCTGTCCCAGCTCGTGGCTAATATAGTCGCTTGCTGCAGATAGGTCTGCTGAGTAAACCTTAGCAGAGTGGTGCCCATGGATGCGCACTGTATCACCATGAAGTATCTTGCGGAATACCCGCTCCTTCTTGAGAATAGGCATGGTTCTTTGAGCCATTGCCCTCGAGAAGTGAGCGAGTGCCGCAGGATGCTTCGACGCTACTCTAAGCTTCTGGCCTAACTCCTCGATACAGACTGTTTGTACAGTCTTACGACGGAGGGAATCCGGAAGTAGTACTATTTTCTCGGTATCCTTTCCAGCAGGATGGAATCTGCTAGCATAGAACCTTGAAACATGGTACGCCCGTAGTGGTGTAGTAGGTAGAGTCTTTCTGCTTACTCCCTGGTTGATACGCGCTAGATGCTCTAGTCTCAGACGAGGTCCCGCTCCTTTATAGGTCGCCTTCTGTTGTCCTGGAAGGGGGCCGAATTGAGTTGGGTTAACGATGTCGAATCCGCACTTTTGGGCACGGAGGTCTAGCTGTCTTATAGCAGCTATACACCCGCCGTCTTTAGTGGTGGATTCAATACACGCCTTGCCTGTAACTAGAGGTGCAATACGGGTTGCTGACGCTGGAGACTTGAGTTGGTGTTTCTTGAAGAGTTTGAAGGTGTATTCCTCTAACTTCTTCGCCAAACCCTTCTCAGGTGCTTCATAGATACTGGTCCAGCGCTCAATGGCACTATTAATTGCTTCCTTATGGAGGTGGTCTGTGGGTAACCACACCGCCCTCGCAAGGGTAGATGCAACAAACGTGGCATGGGCGTTGGTGAGATCCATTCTAAGGATATCACCGGGTACTACTTTGCTCGAGTCGTTGAGTGCGTTCGCCCGCCAGAAGTGGCAGGCTCGCTTCAATGGTTTCATTCCATCATTAAGGAATTGGCCTAAGAGCTTGATAAATCTAACTAATTTACCATAGTTCTTTGTGCCGTGCTTAATGTGGTTTGGCATGCCATAGGCATGTACCCAGCTCGACATGAACGCAGAGTAGTACTTGTCCAGTACATAAAGACGCGTCTCGCGACAGTCAATCATTTTAACCTTTCTACGACTCCTCTTGGTAGGTAATCCGTAGACAAAGCGCGCAGGTAGGTGGCCCTTTTGGACCTCTGCCTGTATCCACTTGTGTAAGTCGGGATAAGATTGTGGGAACACAACCTTGTCTTGCAGTGAGTGGGTGACGCGCTTTGACGACGGGGCTGG